ATGAAAATTGCAGTGACCTATGAAAATGGATCTGTTTTCCAGCACTTTGGCCATACGGAACAGTTCAAGCTCTATGAGGTGCAGGACGGCAAGGTGATCTCCACCCAGGTAGTGGATACCAATGGCAGCGGCCATGGCGCACTGGCCGGTTTCCTGGCTGCCCAGAAGGTGGACAGTCTGATCTGCGGCGGCATCGGTCCCGGTGCCCAGATGGCTCTGGCGGAGGCCGGCATTCAGCTCTACGCCGGCTGCACGGGTGACGCTGATCAGCAGGTGGCTGAACTTCTGGCCGGCACCCTTGCCTATGCAGACAATGCCACCTGTGACCATCATGACCATGAGAGCGGACATATCTGCGGAGACCATGGCTGCGGTGAGCACGGCTGCGGCAGTCACGACCATACCTGCGGCCGCTGAACTTCCCCACAGCAAAACTGTAAAAAGGACCTCTGCCGGAAAATCAGCAGAGGTCCTTTTGTATTATGCCTCCGGCGGAACAGCCAGCTCAAAGCTCTCCCAGGTATGTCCGGCCGCTTCCACTGACGCCCAGGTCATCCCGGCCGCTTCACACTCTGCCCAGGTCAAATAGCGGAAGTAGAATTCCACTTCCAGATGACAGGGCAGAATATCCAGAATGATGGATTCAATCTGCTGGAATTCTGCGGGTACTCCGGCCACCTGAGGAAAGATTACCCGCAGATGCCCCTTCCCCATCTCTACGGCCTTCGCCCGGATTCCACAGCCGCTGAGTGTCCGGTCAATGGCCTCAGGTGTGAGGCTGTCTGCGCCAATCTGCAATAGCGCCGCAATGGCTGCCCGCCGCTGTTCCACGGTCTCTGCCGCGCTTCGCCGGGCAAAAAGCGCCTCTCGCCGGGAAAGCCCCTCCTCCTCTGCCGTGGCGGTCAGCGCCTCCCGCTCTGCCCTCTCCAATTGGCCGTTCACCGCATCCAGCTCCCCGCCAAGTGCGCAGAGTTCTCCTCCGCTGATGGAGTTTTCCGTAAGGTCGTAGATGCCCAGCGGCTCCAATAAGGTTTTCAGATAAGCCGCATACCCCTCCATTTATGCCTCCATTTCCGTCACAGTCAGCGTTCCCAGCACAGGAAGCACCTTACTGTCCCCCGCAATATCCTCTGCCGGGTCGGAAATTCGATAGTTTCCCACACCATCCACCTCATAAATACGGTTCCCCAGTTCCGCCAGATGAATGGGTCGGCCCAGGAGCCTACCGCTGAAAAAACTGCTCAGGACCGTCTCCACATTCTCCTTGACTTCTTGGAAATCCGCATTCTCCGAAGCCTGTACCGCGGCGGACACATTCACCGTTTTAGGGGTTGGGGAACATACGCTCACATCCACTGCGATTTCCCGCTTTTCCTGCAGATCCGCCCGGACCTCCTCGATGAGCTCTTCCTCCGGCAGGCCCGCTTCGGTTGCAATGTACACATCCACCGTTCCGATCCCGCGGGCCCGGCCCACCACCTGTGCCGCCGCCACTCCAGCGTGACTCATGGCCACCTGCTGATAATAAGCAGCATTGGCGCCGTTGGGCAGCCGCTGATAACTCTCCAGTATCCGCGCCCGCAGGCTCTCGTCCGACTCGGCGTCACTTCCGCCGGTAAAGGCCGCTGGGTTCGTGCAGGCCGTGACTCCCACCGGACAGGCCGTCAGGATGCGGATGGCACCGGGGGCCGCATTACCGCTGGCACCGACCTCCACCGCCTCCGCCGGCACATCCACAGACAGCACACCCTCGGAAAGTACCGCCGTCTCGGTTGTCTGAAAGCGGACCTCCGATTCTGTCATGCATACGCTCCCTGCCGGGATGGTCAGATCCGCCGCAGGGGCCGTCTGCGTGGAAAAGCGCAGCGTTCCGACCGCCCGGGTCGCCTCCGTCCGGCTCAGTCCCCGCATGACAGCATGCCGCTCCAGATACACTCCCTGGGCTGTCTGAGGGAAGCTCTGATCCAGGACCCAGTCTGTCTGAAATTCCAACGCCTGGATCTGTGCAGCAGCGGCATACAGCCTCACTGCCAGATCACAGTCCTCCGCCGGCACAAAGCCGCTGCGCTCTGAAAAAGATGTCAGCAGCGCCTGATAGATTTCTTCCATGCTTCTCACGGTTGCCACCTCTTACATAATCTCTACCGTCACGGACAGCTGCTCTCCCTTCCAGACGAGCTCCACGGTCAATTCCGCCCCGCCGGTCCCGTTGTCCGTGATCTCCACATGTTCCACCGTTACCTCCTCCTCGGCCAGCGCCTCGGCCACATACTGTTCCGCGGCCGTCTGCCGCTGTCCGCTGGGGACCTGTCCCAGCTGCCACAAACGGCTCCCCAGTGTTTCCAGAAATGGGAACTGCCCCCGGTGTGCTGTCAGCCGGAACAACACCCGCTGGAGCAGCGCCTGACTTTCCTCCACACGTTCCAGGCCGCCGCAGCCATTGGCCACATAGTCTCCGCTCAGGAGCTTCAACGCCATCTCATACTCCCTCCGTACCGCAGGTGCAGGGCTTGTACGGCTCTCCGTTGACACTCAGACTGCCTTGAATGTCAATCCGCCCCCGCAGCTCCACTGTCCCATTCTGCCGCAGGTATACGGCATTGCCGCCGGGACCGTAGAGATACACCTCGCCGGGCTTCATTTCCTCCGGAGCAGACTGGCGGGCCGCCGCCACGCACTGTTCTTCACCGCCGGGCCCGCCTTTGATCACCAGCACCGCCATGCCGTTCTCCGGCAGCCAGGCATATCCTCCGGGGCCGTAAACCGGCAGTGCCCGCACCTCTCCCCGGGTCACCACGCCGGCCTGTTCTCCACCAATCGTGGTCACCCCCAGATCTGCATCCGCAGTGGGCATTGCCGTTTTCATTTGCCTTGAAAGCCACATTTTTTTATACTCCCTCCAATGTCACCGTCACTGTACTGCCGCTGTTTACGGAAAAGAGATTGTCTGCCTCCGTCACCCGGAACTCCCCGGAAATCCCCATCCGCTCCAGCTGTACCAGCACCCGCTCCCCGGGAAAGGCCAGGAAATTCCCCGGCAGCTGGATCGTCACCGTCCGCTCTCCCTTTCGGGATTTTTCGATCTGATACGCTCCCGTGTAGCGCATGGCAGCCCAGGTGCTCTGCCCGGGCGTATACAGGACCCGACGGCACTGGCCTCCCCGGTCGATCATATCCTGGTTTCGCACGGTGTAGGTGGTGTTTCGGGTCTTGTCGATAACCAGCACCTCCGTCAGCACACCGTAGTGGTCCTCCCGCAGAATGCAGGATAATACCGGAGTCTCCGCGCCGATTACCAGACGGCGGCCGCCGTCTGTCTCCGGCACTGCCAGCAGTTTTCCGTCCCGCTGGAAGCGGGGCGTGAATCCGCCGTAGGTCTCACAGAAATCCGCCAGCGCCTTCCACTGGCTGCTGCCAGCCGCCACCGTGTAAATGGAATTGGCCGTCACTGCCGCCATTTGCGTACACTCGATGCCGTAAGGCGTTGCATGGTTGCGCACAATCTCCGCAAGTGTCGTCCCCTGATACGTCAAAGGGCGGGATTCATTGTCCAGCAGTCGGGCGGCATACCCACGTCCGGCTACAGTTGCAGTCAGTCCCTCCGCCGTCAGTTCCACCGTATATTCATCCACAATGCCCCGCAGCATCACATCCCCGCCTTCCACAGCGGCAAACCCCGCCGCAAGGTGGAGTGGTTCCGCCATGGCGGCGTCATAGAGAAAAGTCACCGTATAGCTGTCACATGGCACAGACCCGGTGTAAACGATCTCCCATCGCAGCAGTGCCGGCAGTGTATAAGTTTTATGGTCACTGGTGATGATTTGTCCCGTCACGGAATCCGCACCTCATTTCCCGGATAGATCAGATTCGGATTTTTGATCTGCGGATTGGCCGCGATCAGCTTCGTCAGCGCCACACCATACCGTTTGGCAATTCCCCACAGGGTATCTCCCTTTTTGACGATATAGGTCACCGTCTCCGGTGCAGCGGCGGCAGTGCCGATCTGTGCCGGGGCAGCCACCGTTGCCAGTCCGGTACTGTACGCCCCGCAGTCCTCCCAGAAGGCAAAACTGTAGTGCACATAGTCCGGCAGCGGCTTCTCCTCCAGTTTCAGCGAAATAAAATAGGCGCTGGTGGTCCGCCAGACAGGATGGACCAGCAGCCCCGGCCCCTTCTGCAAAAAGACCTCCGACAGCGCCTGGAACTGCTCATAGGCGTCCGCTCCCGCAAAAGTCCCCTCTCCTTGGAAAATCCGGCGGGTCTCTCCCACGTCCTGAAGCACATATTGTCCAAAGGGCACCTTGTGAACGACTACCTGCCGCCGGTATTCCACGGAGTAGGTCTCCGGGTTGTGGGGCCAGGTATAATTCTTGTACCGCATCGGTGTGAGGAGCATTGGTCATTCCCCCTTTCCATCTGTGGAAAACGCACCGTCATAGCGGCGGGCATCCCGCTGGAATACGCGGGAGATCCTTTTGGGGTCCCATTCCTCTCCGCTGCCCGCCCAGGTCACCTCTGTCACGGTGTGCACCGGCAGACGGTCCGAAGACGAGCCTGCCTCCTCCCGGAACCGCTGCTGGATGGACAACGGCTCTCCCTGGAAGGTTTCTGCGGTCTCCCGGCCGTTTTCGCCGTCCTCCCACAGGTCCGTCACCGGACGTTCCCCGGGCATCCCGCCTCCCATCCGCAAACGGGATGAGAGGCGGGACGCGGAGATTGCCCGCCGAATGGTTTCGTTTTCGCTTGTCCAGATTGTCTCTTCATGCATGTGTTCATCCGGTTCCGCCCGGGAGCCCCCGGCAGACACGTCCGCACCGCTCACCAGTGCCCAAAGTGCGGCCTGCTGGCGCAGCAGTTCTTCCCCCATGTAGTCCACCGTGCTCACTCCCCTCTCAGCCGGTAAAACCGCGCCTCATCAAATTCCGGATTGACTGCTGCCGCTGTCTTTGCCGGCTCTCCTGCCAGCTGCCGCAGCAACTGTTCCATCTGCTGCCCCGTTAATGTTTTCAGCACAGCCGTCCTGTCTGCAAACACCATCTGCCCCTGGAAGAAGCAGCATTCCGCCAGAATACTGGCATTACACAGCATCACCCGCTCCAGCGGATCTTCCGCCTCCTCCCGGCAGGCCCGCCAGATTGTCAGCAGCCGGGCTGCCGTAGGCGAACGCAGCTCGTCGATCTGGGGGCTCATGCCGTGGTCTCCAGCCGTTTGGAGGCCACCACAGTGATTTTTTCCGCCACCATGGCATTGAGCTGCCCTTCCTCGTGGATCGCGCTCCACTCACAGCCGCTGTAAATGATCTTTCGGTCCGGCTTGCAGATAACCAGGGAAAAATCCTGCAAGTCATAGAAATTGATGCCGTCGGACACCGCCTCGTCCGTGGCATACAGGCGCGTCAATTCCAGCGTGTACTGCTTCTGCCCCTCAATGGTCGCCACCGGCTCATTTTCGCCGAACGCCTCCACGCTCTGGCTGGACTTGGTGGCCTTGGCGGTGTAGCTTTGTACCACCGCCACCTTCTTTCCATCCAGCTCAAGATAGATGTCCGAGCTGGTCGGGAATCCGTTCATTCTTGTTCTCGCTCCCTTCTTACACCGTGATATGCACCGTCAGATAGATCTGGTTGAGGCCATGTGCCACGGCAAAGCTGAACTCCACCAGGCAGACCGTGGGGTCTTCCTCCGAAGCCGTCACCGTCACGTCGCCGTACCCGTCAATGATCTCCGCCTTTTTCTTCTTCTCCAGCTCCACGATCACCTGGGAGCGGATGGCACTGCGGGTCTGGGCTGTGTTCTTGGTGCGGGTGAATTTGCTGCGCAGGGCGTTGCGCACGGTGGGGATCAGATCGTCCACGATCAGGATCGTGGTCAGCTCCCGCCAAGTGCTGTCCGCCGCCTCTCCAGTGGTGGTCCGGGTGGTGATGCCCCGGATGGGGGACAGCACACCTGCCACGCTCTCCATGGGCGTGACACCGCCTCGCACCAGCAGGTCCACCTCGTTGTCGCTGTATGTTTGGGCCACACCCCCCAGGCCTTTCACCTCCGCACCGTTGAGCGGCACCGCCGGATCATGACCGGAGGCAATGACACCGGCCACCGCCGCCGCCATAAAGACGCCGGGCAGCGTCTTACCGGCACTGTCCAATGCGTCGGGGCCCACCAGGACCATCCGCTCGCTGTTGAGCTGCGATGCCCGCTCCACAAGCTCCTCGGCACTTTCCCCGTCACCGCCTACCACGGCGATCCGCTCCCGGCGGCTGGCGGAGGCCTCCTCCACTGCCGTCCGCAACGCCTGCTGCACCGTTACCTCCGCGCTGTCACACACCAGAATCTGCACATCCTGATCTGCCAGCGCTGCAAAGGCCGCCTGGTAATCCGCCAGCTGCCCGCTCGCCGCCACCCGCACGGCCACAACCGTGGCGGCTCCGTTAGTAAACAGCAGCCGCAGAATGGTGGACATGCCCGGCGTTTCGGAATCCTCGCCGAAAACCTCCACGCCGGCGGTGTAGCCGGTTACAATCACGGGCTCCTTCTCTGTCCCCTTGGCGGCCTTGGCCGCCACACCGATGATCTTGGCCGCCTTTCCGGCGGATACCACCGCCGAAGCGTCATAGGTCGAATAGACCCCCGGCCTCTCGTGTTCCACTACGCTCAAGTACGCACAACTCCCTTCAATGTAAAGTCCAAGAAGGCGGTTCCGTCCTCATGGCTCTTCGCCGTAAAGACCGCCTGGCACCGAAGGCCGCCCCGCCGCAAAAACATGCCGGTGGACTTCTCCCAGGAAATCGCCTCCCAACTCAGCTCTCCGGAGCGGATTCCGGCGGGCAGGCCACCCAGCAATACCTCCGTTGCCGCTGCGCAGCCCTCCTCACACAAAGCGGCCCCAGGTGCGCGGATTTCCACAGAAATGACCGCCTCCAGCTGTTTGCCATAAAGTTCCTGCACCGTCCCGGCCTCCTCGTCCCAGGCCTGGCCCAGATAATTACAAAACCCCACAGCCCTGCCCTCTGCGGTTCCCACACTCACTGCGGCCACCGCACTGTCATACTGTCTGGCCCGCTCCGCGGGATACGCGGCCATAGCCGGTATGCCCGCCTGCTTCAATGCGTCAATGACCACCTGCGAGATCTGCGTCAACTCCTTCATCTGCTGTCTCCTTCGCCTCCTCCAAAACCGCCCAGTAAACCACCGCCTGCGCTCCCAGGCAGTAGGAGCGTCCGCTCCTGACCCGGAAGCGCCGGTCCTGCCAGCACAGGATCTCTCCCGTTTCCACAGGCGTCTCTCCCAGGTACAGCCACAGCCGTCCGTCCAGCCAGCCGATGCCGATCACCTCGTCCGGCACCTGCTCACTCTTTTCCGCCAGCGGCTGGAAAAATGCCCGGAGGGCCTGGCCGCCCGGTTCCATCGTCAGGTCCTGGCCGTATCTGGCCAGGACCTGTTCAAATAATGTTTTCATCCCCGAACGCTCCGGAACTGAAATTGTTGTGGGTCGATAAAAGGCGACATCAGATACTCCGCGGTCTCCCGCAGGCTCTGGGCCACCTTTGCCACCTCACCAGCATCCCGTTCCCGGACCGACACCTCCCCCGCTGTAAAGGATGCCGCGCCGGCAGCGCCGCTTTGGAGCGTCAGGTAATCCGCGGCAGCGGAAACTGCAGCTGCACAGTAAAAGGTCTCTCCGCAGTCCTCCACTGTGACATTGGGCCGCAGTCTCCGGCTCCAGATGGTCAATTCCGCCTGGCAAAGGGACTCCAGCAAAGGGCGGTCCTCATCCCCGGCGCCGGTCACTGCCTTCGCCGTGACAACCATGGCCGCAAACTGTTGCTCTCCGGCCGGGCTGGTTCTCTCCTGCGTATTCATACTTTCAGCACCTTGGACGCCTCGGGGAAGAGTTTGGCAAAGCCGGAGATGGAGGTGATGGCCGCCCGCTCCAGCTGGCGGTCGATGAGCTTGTCGTACTCCACCGTCACCTCGCTGCCGCAGATCTGCTCCAGTGCGTAGTGCCGGTCCAGACCAATGAGGGTCCCCTGGGGCACAGCGCTGCTGCGCAGCAGTTTCGCCCCCAGGGGAGTGGTCAGAGTACCCGTTCCCTGGAAGTTCAGGCCCGTTAAAGGATTCTGGAACTCGCTGAGCTTGAGCAGGGAGAGCATCACGTCGCTGCTCACCAGCATGGTGTTCATGGTGTAGGGATCAAACTGGCTCCAGAAGTCCAGCAGTGCACCGTAGTCCAGGGTCTTGGCGCTCCCGGAGATGGGAGGCGTCCCCACGGTAAAGACCTCTGCCGCATTGTCGTTGCCGTCGCCGTTGGTGATGACGTCCACGGCGTCCTGGAGATGCATCCGGCCGATGTAGGCGCCGATCTGGCGCAGTGTCACGGAGAACAGGTCCAGTCTCTGGAATCGGATGGCCTCGTAGGAGGCCACCAGCATCCGGCCCCGCTTGTGGAGACGCACCAGGTTCTCCTGGGTGCGAATAGTGGTCTCGGGGATGGCAGCGCCCTCCTCCACACGGCGCAGTGCCTTTTCCTCCTCGGTAGGAACAGAGGCGATGGAGCGGTAGTCCATGCCGTCAAAGCTGGTCACCGTGGCGGTGATGTCGGGCAGGATGCTCTCCTCCTCCAGTCCCTGGCGCACCACCCGGGAGACGAATTCCGGGAACAGCACGGCAGAGTCCGTGGTGTGGAAGAATTTTTCCACCATGTCGGACCCGGCCCCCTTCACCCGGATGTCAAAGCGTTTGAGCTGGCGCTGGAAGGCGTCCAGGCCCTCCAGCGGAGTGCCGCGGTAGTGCTCACTGGGGTCCAGCTCCTCCAGCGTCTGGGAAAAGCTGCGGCCGCTGCGGCCGTACATGCCCTTTTCCAGTTTCAGATTTTCGTAGTGATAAGCCATGTGTTTTCCTCCTTACAGTGCAAACGTAACGGTTTCGGCATCGGTGTCCACGTCCACCACCAGATGGCTCCGGCCGCCCTCATCCACCTGAACGCCGCCGGTGCCGTCGGCAGACAGGGTCTCCCAGCCCAAGGTCGGCACCGCATCGGTATATCCGGCCGTCACCAGGCCACCCAAAGCCACGGCGCAGGCGTCGCCGCCCCGGCTGACGGAGAGTACCATACCGCAGAAGGGGTCTCCCTTGGCGCAGGCCGCCACGGTGCCGTTGGCACTGACCTTCACCAGCTCTCCCTCCACCACATTATTTGCGGCAAAGGTTGCCGCCCACTGACCGATTCCCTCGTAAGAAAGTTTCATTGTTGTCCTCCTTTTTATTTGTCCAGGCCGTCAGACCAGGAACATCGACTCATCGTGCGCCTCCGGCATCCGGGGCTGCTGCCGCAGCTGCGGGGCCGCCGGAAAGCGGCTGTTTACCCGCGCTTCATAGGTCTTGCGCAGTTCCAACAGCTCCGGTTCCTCCAGTTTCTCCGCCACACCGGCAAATACCTGCCCGTCCAGTCCATCGTCCGCCAGCATCGCAAGGCGTACCACCTCCCGCCGCAGCTGGCAGAGGTATTTCCGGCCCAGTTCCGCCTGCTTGCGCAGGAGCTGCATCTGTCCATCCTCCGGGCCGAATCGCTTCACCACGCCGGCACTGCGCTGGGCCGGCACCGCCACGAAAGACCATTCGTACGCATCCGTGGGGTCCCGCAATTCCAGAAAGCACAGCTGTTCCCCATAGGTCTGTCCCTTCACATGGCTGCACATTCCCTCGGCCGCGCCGCACACGGAGCACACCCGCCGGGCCACGCTGCAGCCCACGCTGACCTCCTTTTTGATGCCACCCTCGATCTCCGCGATCAGATCCCGGTTTTTCTCGGTCCGCAGCAGATAGGCCCAACCCTTGAGCCAGCAGTATTCGTCTCCCGCCGTTGTCCGGCGGGCCGGCTCGCTTACCACTTCCGTCCGGTAAATTCGGGCGGTCTGCCCCTCGGCAGACCACTGGTGGTCGAAAAGGCCGCTCTTTCCCAGAAACAGCTCGCCCAGCTTTTCCAGAGCCGCCCGGTCAAACCGTTCAAAATCCCGGTCCACCTCGTTGTCGCAAAGCCGCACCGCAAACGTGTAGACCTCCTCCGCCGTCAGCGGTGACTTGGCAAACCGGTTGATACATACCAGTTCTTCCGCACCGGTTCCCTGCTTCTTCTCGCTTTCCAAATTCATGCCCCCTCTTCAATGTTTCCGCCTACGGGCCGCAGATGCTCCGCCGCGTCGTTTTCAATCCGCAGTTTCCGGGCCTGCTCCAGATACAGCTGCGCCTTGGCCTCTTCCACCTCGTCCTGCAAGTTGATGTCGTCCCACACCACCTCGTAGCCGCAGGTAAAGCCGTGCATCCGCAGCCATAGCCGGCAGATCCGTTCCACCGTGGGCGTCAGCGCCCTCCGGATGGCAGTGATCTCGGTGGTCAGAAGATCCGCCTGCTGGGCACTCATCCGCTCCGTAGAGGACCAGTTCAGTCCCAGCATAAAGGGCGGGATGCCCGTCTTGGCCACCACCTGTTCCAAAATCTGCCGTACCGGTACCTCGCTGTCCAGAATCGGCGCATCGCCGCCGATGACCCGGATATCCACGTCTCCCACCGCCACGAAGTCCCGTACGCTGCCTTGTTTGGTCTCCTGCATGGCCTGGGACCATTCCGATGCCAGCATCCGGCTCCGCTCTGCCGCCTGGCCGTTGCCGCCGTCCCGGCAAGTCACCGCAAAGCGCACGTTGCCGCACCGCTCCCAGTTGACGCCGATGGTGTGATAGATCTTCATTAAAATGTCAGTGAGAAACGGCAGCGACCGCATCAGCGACACGCCGTAAGGGTGTTCCGCCTCAGGGTGAAACGGCGTAAAGAGCAGCAGATTCTGAAACGGCAGCGGCTCCATCCGTCCCGCCTCGTCCGGCCCGCAGATGCAGAATTCCAGAGGCTGCGTCCCCTCCCGGATGTCGATGCAGTCCGCCCGGCCGCACAGCAGCGCCGCGATGTCCCGCCCGCCTCTGGCCGGGACGATCTCACCGATGGCCCGGCCGCAGACCAGCAAAGAATCCAGATAGCAGTCCAAAAAGGCGTTGATCCCCTGCTGCCCCCGGCCGGTGGGTACGGTCCGCAGAAATGCCTGCAGCTGCCGCTGCGCCGTCGGGTTCTGACAGGTGGCACTCACCCCTCCGGTCATACGGATCAGCTTGTAAATGGCAGCATCCACCACCGGCACTGCCTCCCGCACCGCCCGGTAGAGCTGCAATTCCCCGTTTTGCAGCGGCACATAGTCCGCCAGCATACCAAAGGGGTGGCGCTCTCCGCTGCGCAGCTGCACCTTCCCCGACATGAGCGGCTCCTTTTTCCGTTTGAACCAGTTCACTGGCCCTTATCCTCCTCTCCGTTTTTGCCTGCGGGTCATCCCGCTGATTTTCGTTCCACCCAGGCCGCCGCGAAACCTCCCCGGTCCTCACCGGCCAGATCCATGGCAAAATACCGCAGATCGTCCATAGCGTGATCCTGCTCTTTCCTGGGCGCATCCCGGTCCTTGCGGGTGTCCCAGCAGTAAACAGCCATTTCCCGGAGACAGTCCCGGCAGCTCTTGCACAGAACGATTCTGCGCCGCTTGAGCAGATCCGCCGTTACCCGGATTCCGTCCGCCACATCATTGTCTGCCGGGGTCACGGGAAATCCCGCCCGCCGCAGAGCCTGGATAAAGCTGGCCGCGGACGGGTCCACGATCACCCGTTCCGGCCTCCGGCCCGCCAGCAGTGTTCTGAGATCCTCTACGTACTCCGCATCGGTCTTCTGCTGCCCTGCTTGACGGGAATCGTAGTAATATTCCTCCGTCCGGTACCAAACGCCGTTCTGGCGCCCCCACAGTCCAAACGAAGCCGGGTTTGCTGTCCCGTAGTCCGCCGATACACGCCAGGCGGAAAAAGTTCCCTCAGGTACCGCCTCGGGGTCCCGTTCCGGATCATAAAAGTCGTAGACCCGGCCCTGGGCCGCCGTCCACTCCCCCAATACAAACCGGCGGTAAAACGTGCCGGAATAGGCACTGCGGTATCTCGCCCGGATTCTCGGTGTCAGAGCAGGGTTATCCTCCATGGTAAAGTGGAGATACAGCGCCCGCCGCTGCTGTGCCTTCAGAATCCACTCCTGATAAAACCAGTGAGACGGCCCCTCCGGGTTGCAGTTGAACCACAGACGGCTTCCGGGCACGCTGCACCGGGCACAGGCCTGTTCCACGAAGCTCCGGGGCATCAGCGCCGTCTCGTCCAGCAGTACCCCTGCCAGAGTGCTTCCCTGGATCAGTGCCGCACTGGACTCGTCCCTTCCGCCAAAGAGTAAAAAACGGTTCTCCCTTCCCTGGAAACGGACTGTCAGAAGGTTTTCCGAACGTTTTTCCCGACAGAGGAACCCAAGTCCCTGCAAATAGGGCAGCAGTTCCGTCAGCAGATTACGGCGCAAAGAGGCAATGGTCTTGCCGCACAAGCCGAACTGTTTTTTGTCAAATACCGCCATGGCCCAGAGGAAGAAGGAAAGTCCCATGGAAAAGGTCTTTCCGCTTCGGACAGCACCGTCACAGATGATCGCCTCCCAGTTTTCCGGACGACACCACCAGGAGAGCACCTGCTTTTGCTTGGGGGAAAATTGCGTGATTTCAGTCGTCTCCCCACGCCTCCTTTTCCGTACCCGCATTGGCCAGGGCCTGATAAAGCGACTGTGCCGCATTGGTGCTCCTGCTCTCCAGCAGACTGAAGAGCAGTTCCAGTGCCCGCAGCCGGTCTACCAGCTTGATCTCCAGTCCTCCCTTCTCCGTAGCCTTGAACTCCGCCACCGCCGTCAGATCCAAGCCGGAGAGTTCAGTCTCTCCCTGCCGAAGCGCCAGTCGCAGAACGTCGTCTGCCCTGCCAAAGGCCAGGTGCGCCAGCTGCCGCAGCACATCCTCCTGCCGCAGCTCTCCGGCGGCGGCCTCCCGCATGCGCCGCAGACACTGCCGGATTGGCTCTGTCCGCAAGCGTCCATATCCATCCTGATAGCCCGCCGCGGCTGCCGCCTGTTCAGCGTCCATGGTTTTCAGATAGGTCCGGCAGAACCTCTGCCGCTGTCCATCCGTCTGCTTTTCCAC